GTTGTGGTTGCTGGAGTAGCAGTGGTTGTGGTTGCTGGAGTAGCAGTGGTGGATGTGGAAGGTGGTGGTATAAATTCATCAAGCGAAAGATGATATGGAGTGGCCGACAATTTGTCTAACATAACGCCCGTTGATACAAAAAAGATTGAAGCATCGCCATTGATTGACACGCCATTTCCAAGCATTTCATTTATTGTGTTACCATAAATAGAATCTGCTAAATGCCATTTACTATTTGAAAAAGTATAAACACTGAATGCACCAGAATAACGAGCCGTGGGTGTCCTAGCAAGTGGAGTGCCAACAACCATCGTGTTTCCCGAGTTACTAATGCTAAGATCTATTATATTTTGGTCTACAAGAAGTGGATCTCCAATACTAGTCCACCCCATGACAACACCAGTGTAAGTATAAGAATAGACAGTGCTGTAATCAGCAACCAAGACAATCTTCGTACCAAGAGCATTCATTTTTATTCTGGTGCCAAATATATTGGACTGAGATATACTATTAATCTCGCCGGTTTGGTAAAAGTCACGAGAGGATGTATCGTATTTATACATTTTTACAAAAGAGTCATTAAATGATGGATTTGCTAATGCAAAAGTATCTCCAGAATGATTAGTAATTAGACGAAGTACATTATTATATCTAATGTTGTCTTGATAAAGTCTAGAACCATTGATTGAAAACTGATCGTTTTTAATGTGATAGTTCTGAATGAAGGGAACATCAAATTCTGTGTCTAGCATTGCGACAAACACGGAGCTGGCATCAAAATTTATAGCCATTGATGTAAGAAGCGTAGTAGTATCAGTTGAAGAAATAGAAGCACGAAGAGTCCAAGAATGATCAACAGGATTAATGGTAAAGACTGTGAATACTGGTGAATCATTTGGCGCGGTACTTCCATACAAAACAGCAAAGTGCTTGCCGTCGCCAGAAATTTCAAATTGGTAGATAGTGTAATCGGAGGGTATTCTGAAATCTTGAGCGTGTGTAATATAGTCATTGCCAAGTCTAGAGTAAAATTTTACAGCATTGCTTCCTACTTTAAAAGCTAAGATATTTCCATCGTCAGAGCATGACAATTTTCCACCCTCTGTAGCATGAAAGCTCGGATAAATCGGATTGTCGAATTTTTCTATTCCGGGTTTGTCCTCAACTTCATAAACAGACTGACGAGAGGAATTTAAAAAATACATCTCATTACCAGACTTGGTGGCGTCTGTGATACGGCTATTAAGCTCAAATGATGATATGTAGTCCTCTACTTGGTCTGTGGAGAGGTCTATGATTGCAACGTGAGGAGTATAGCTACTCATGACATAAAGTAAATTGCCACTCTCATCTTTATATAGTTTATCGGGGGCAATGTCATGTTTGCTATTAAGTGGTATTCTCTTCTTTAGGGTATTTGTTGTAAGATCTATTACGGCAACGGTCCTTGCTGACAACTCTGCAACATAAGCTAAACCTTTAACGCTATCAACTATAATATCTGTTGGGTAATATAAGCCGGTTATAGAGCCAGATAGTGACTTACTAGATAAGTCGAGTATGTCTACAGAGTTGTTATCATAATTAGTGATATAAACCTTTTCGCCCTGAGATATTGTGGAGAATGCGTATGGATAATTTTCCGATGTTAAAGAATCCAAACTGAAAATTAGATATGTTTCACCATTCTCAAGCGTGGAGAATCCATTGGCTGGACTATCTTGAATCCACACACTGTAAGCGCCGTCTGTAATTTTGTAAATTTGTTTGTAGTTGTGGGTAGTCGCATTTAAATCTACAGATCCTCCAAAGTGTCTTCTTATTTCAATTGGCTGAGTAATAAATGTAGCATCAGGGAATGATTCTGTATTCTGTCCATCATCAAGGGTGTATGGAGAAGTGTTGGAAATAATAAGATAACCGTCACCCGGATCAAGAGTTGAGAAGGCAGAGGCTTCTGGCTGACCATTAATCCAAGCTTGATAAGCACCACCAAAAACACGATATATGGTGTCAACATTGCTAATATTTCCTATTTCGGCAATATTAACAGGTGACTCACCAAAATATTGTATTAGTTGTATCTGTGAGCTAATTGCTATACTCATATGTCAACCCTTCCAGAAGCTACGGTAAAGACGTATTGCTGATCACCCCTTGTAAGTCTGAATGTTTCTCCTGCATATCCATTGGTTGAAGTAACAGCGACCAAGAAGGTGTCAGATGCGTAGACCAAACAGGTAATTGGTAGAGAACCCTTATCCGCTGGAATGTTGTATTCGACAATATCACCCACTTGACCACCAGTAACGCTAACGCCGTTTGGTGCGTCTGAAGCAGTTCCATTTGCAGAAACTGTAAGATTATTTGTAAACACTAGTGGCGCTCCTGTTGTTGTAGTTGTTATAGTAATTTCGACATTGCCTACAATCGCTGAAAAATCGTAGCCTGCTACGGGTTGCTCAAAATCATAATCAGAAGAAATCTTTATCAAGCCAAACTGATTATTTGTTGTGTTATTGCCGAGTTGGCCTGCATTGTTTCTTCCGGTTGCATAAAGATCATCAGTTGAATTTAAAGCTAAAGAATGATAATTACCAGCAGCAACATATGTCCAGTTCCTTTCGTCGCTAATCTTGTAAAATGCTGCAATTTGACTTATTGTATTTGGTAGACCCATAGCTCCAGCTGTATTAGTGCCACACGAATAAATTTCTCCAGCCTGATTAATAGCGAGAGAATGTTTATATCCAGCGGCGATGCTAATCCAGTTGTCACTTAATCCAGCACCAGACGTTAATGATTCAGCAGTTATAGAGGTAGATGAAGTCTTGCAAATAGGAGTTGGTGTGTTAATATTTTCAAGATCAGATAACACCGTGGTTGTGGTCACATTTCCTTGAGAGTCAGTAGAAGAAGTAGTAGTTGCGGTTGTAATGCCAAGCTGGCCTTCTTCATTTCTACCCCAAGCTAGTAGCTGCCCTTCAGTTGTGATAGCCAAAGTGTGCATGTAAGCAGAAGCTGAATGCCAATAATAACCTACACCAACTTTGACTGGTGATAAAACATCTTCGAAACTACCGTTACCAACCTGACCGTATTCGTTAGAACCCCAAGCAAACATTTCGCCAAGAGAGTTTATGGCAACAGTATGTGCTGTTCCGCAATAAATTTTTGTCCAATTGCTAGCAGTGCCAACTCTGAGTGGCGACAGGGTTCCAGTTCTATTACCACGACCAAGTTGGCCATGTAAATTACCACCCCAAGTGTAAAGTTTACCATCCGTTGTAATGCCAGCGCTATGATAATCTCCAGCAGCAACATCCTTCCAAGTCATAGAGTCTGAAATAACAATGGGTGATGACACATCGACCTTAGAACCATTACCAATCTGACCTTCTGAATTCCAGCCCCAACCAGACAATTTGCCATCTAAGCCTATGGCTAAAACGTGATAGTCGCTAGCTGATATTTTCGTTACGTTTGAAACATCTAGCTGAGTTGGGATTAGAGAAGATGAAGCAGTTGTTTCGTAACCAAGCTGGCCGTTGCCGTTGTCTCCCCACGTTAACACATAATTAAATGCTGAGACAGGAGCGGGAGTTGTTGTAGGACCGGTCGTGGTTGTGGCATTTGGATCAGGTGTTGTTGTAGTAGCGTTAGGATCTGGAGTGGTAGTCGGTATAACAAATGGTTGTATAGCTACCCTCTTCCATCCGCTATCTGTTTTAAAATATGCATAAGAGGAGTCAAAAGCAACCTGTCCGGTTTGGCCAACGTCACTTTCAGAAACAGTATGATACTTTAAGTAACTGTTTCCACTTGGAGACAACATTAATGAATCTAACGTAATGTTTTTGAAAGACTCCTCGCTATTGTCCCAAAGAACAATACTGTCTGCACCATCCGTATCTACGCTGTCAATATAGTCATAGGAATGCACATTAACGTCAGTTGTGTGAATAACCCCAGACATTGTGGTAACTGTTGATGATGAATAATAAAGAACATCTGGGGCATCTTGTGGAACAAGAAATGTGATTTCTCCAACGTCTGCGCCATTAGCTGTCACTCCAGAATTATAAACATTATTGCTGTCGGCAGTAGCAGAAGTTTTAATGTAAAATGGATAACCAGCAGCGTCAACATTAAAGGTGTATTTGAATCCACGTTGTAATGTGATGTTTGGATTAATGTGGGCATCTGTACCGAAACCGCTAAATTCATACTGTTCGTTATTTTCAGTGATATTGAACACATTTAATGCATCATTGATTGATGAACGTAAAGCGCCAGAAGCGTCCGTTAAGTCAGAAACAATCGAAGCATCTCCAGCCAAAAAGTCTGACCTGAGAACACCAGAAGCAGCTTCTAAGTCTGCACGTAAAACGCCAGAAACATCTTCAATGACAGATAAGTTTACGTATAGTGAACTTAAGTCTGGGATATCTGATATATCAATAGTTCTGAATACTGGATAGTCATCGGGACATGGACCATTGCAGGCGTCTGTACCGGGGCCAGCTAGAAAAGTGCCTTGTGGCTGTGTTTTGAATAAGAAAATATTATCAACAACGCCACTTAGCTCAATAACATCATGAATCAAAGTGCTGGAGTCTAAATCGTTTGGCTCAAAGTGAACAACTTGACTACCACCAGTATAATTAACATCACCATTGTTGACAGCGGGGAAAACCACGCCAGATTCGCCAACGTAAAAACCTGAAGCTTGTATGGATGACTGCGAACTACTCCCGCCAATATCAATTCCATAATTAGGGTTTGACTTTTTGATACCAAGACGCTTATTGTCAAAATCCCAAACAACGTCACTGTCATAGTTCAATATATTTGCAGAAGACCAAAAAGCTATTCCGCTAGATTGTGGAAAATTTAGATCAGCTACACCAGAGCCAATGTAAACAGAATGAGTCGCTGGATAAGTGACATAAATTTCTTTTGCTCCATCGGTAAAGGAGATCTTGGCATTATTAGCAGAACTGCTCCTAAATGGCATTCTCACAATAGAGTTGGCAGTTTGGCCGACTGTAAATATACCAGATCCAATCTCATAATCAATGCCGTTCGTTGCGGCATAAAATAAGATATCTCCGTCTGAATACTGAGAATCAAACGTACTAAATCCGTTAACTGTGTCGTCCAGCTGAAAATCACTGAGGCCAACGGTGTAGCTTATTTCTTTTACTCTGTCAGCTAGGATAACAATATTTTCTGACATTATATCCCCTTAAACTAAGGTGCTGTAGTTGTTGTTAGTGGTGGGTCTAATTGTTCATTGTCATCAGAAAAGCCGAAAACTAATAGATCATTTACCTTTGCGTTTACATATTCACCATTGTCATTCCTAATAACAAATGTCAGGTAGTTCGCCGCTCTTTCTACAATGCCGACAGTATTAAGATCAAAGTCAACTGCCGCAGAATTGTCAGTTGTGCTATTGCTTGAACCAATGGCAACATATGGTACTGGTATGTTGTTTTTAAAGTAAATCACAAATTTGCCATCGCCAGTTGTTTGAATGTCTGATATGTTGAATGAAGAATTGATAATAATATTTCCGGGGGTGCTATCACTAAGCTGATGTGCGTCGAAACTAACCCAAGCCTTTGCGACACCCTTGGCTGTGTTCATATGTGAGCTGTCGTGGTCGAACTCTAATTTTGTTTTGTATCCAACATGAACGGTTTCGTTGCTGGAGTCTACAGATTCAAACTGCAAGCCTCTATCATTGCTTGTATTGGAACCGTCATTACCATCAGAATTAATCCAATAATTATCAAGCCCAAGATTACCCTGCATCTGTCTCTGGCCATTAACATTCACATACTGTGTGTGGTCGTCGCTGGTGGTTAGGTTTGCAAGTAAATCATGTCTAACCCCACTATTCCCCGGATATGGAACATATTGTATATTTTCGCCGCCGATGCTATTGAATTTAATTCCAGAATCAGCAATGAAAAGACCGTGTGAACCGCCTACAATTTCTGCTCTCACGTTACCTTGGAAGGCGTGTCCATCAGTAGCAAAGTCGCTATTGGCAATAATGTGAGCCATAGACTCAACAATATTGTCCATATTTTCTCTAACGTCTTCAGCAGAAATTAGGCCAGCATTATTGTCGGCTAAATCTGTCTGTATTGCGTTTTGTAGAACGCTCTTATCTTGGACTGTGGCCATTTAAGTTTCTCCTTTGTTATCGAAAATAATTGCCTCTGCGGTCGTAATCACTATGTGTTCTAGACACAAAATCGCTGCCGGGACTATAGGGACCAAGAATAGCTTGACCACCAAGACTATTGCCAGCCGTATAATCTAGTGAGGCTTCCTCGTATTTGTTGCAATATTCCTGTAGTAAAACATTAAGCGTTGATGAAACTCCTCTAAGGTCTATAGAGGACGGTCCATCTTTAATCGCTATGGAATTTGAAGCTTCAGCTTTAAGCTCGCTACCAAGAATAATACATGCAGTTTTTAGGCAAAGCAGTGTGATAAAATCGTTATCTGAAACATCTACTGGATCTGGTGTAATGGTGCTATTAGCAATATCAACGACATAAGTGTAGTTGAAATCGTTTTTAGACAAAACCAATTGCGCTGAAACTGTAGCCGCCTGCTGTAATCTAGCATCAGTATACGTGTAATTACTGCTATCTAGGTCATTGAGCATATGACGAAGCATGAGAATAATTTGTGTTTGCCAAGCCATATTTACTCCAGATATTTAGTAGTAATACAATGTTATATACACATTTGACGCTAGAAACTGACAAGAGCATTGAATTCATTGCTTACCCATATGGGTCTATATTCTAAGCCTATTTTAATTGCTATTACATAATCTCCCTTTTTGATAGTCAAATTAGGATCTCTGTTCGAAACAATAATATTCTCACTATTTATGGTTGTAATAGCGCCAGTGCTTGGGGAATTAATATTTGCGGGTCTATTTATCGTTACATTTGCGACACCTTCGATAAATAGAGAGTCTAAACGTTGATCTTGGCTAGCTTGACTTTCTTCCAAGTCATCTATTCTAGATGAGTCTGAAGAATCCATAAAACTTCCATCACTAAAACAAATTCCACCAAGGAGTTTTAAATTCCCATTTAGTTCAGCAAATGGTCCGTTTTGTGATGCGTAAACCGGGGTTATGTTCAGAGTTGGATCTTCATGATTTAAAGATAACAGTGTGGATGAATGATTGCCAGAAAATTTAATGTCAAAAGAAAAGTCTGGGAAATTAGAGCCACCCTCATCTACAACGTCAATAGAATTAGAATTTAGTTTTATGTATTCACTATTTGTGTTATTTTTGATCTCTAGAACGCCGTTTTGTGGAAGCTCTAGTTTTTTAACATCATTCTCTGGACCAAGAATACCTCTCATGAGTATATGATCGTCGTCTACACCGAGTAAAAAATTGTAATCGGTGGCTACAGAAGATCCTAGCTCATTTGTCCCGATGCAAATGTTGTGGTGATTGGTCTTGTTGTTCAGCAAACAGCCATAACCAAGTCCAATATTATTATTGCCAGTAGTAATGGACTTGCCAGATTTTGAGCCGTAGAATGTATTTTCAGAGCCAGTTGTTACATCTTTAAGAGACTCAAATCCAATACCGGTATTTTCGCTAGATGTACTGTCAGTAGCCTTATTACTGAAAGAGTCAACTCCACCAGCAACGTTGTTCCTGTCTGTGAACAAAAGGCCATCAGACGAATTATTAGGGGATCTAATAACTTCAAACTCATTGCCAGCTTCATCTAGAAACATTAAAGTTGACTTCTGTGCTGCTGCATTTTTACTCTTAGCGAACAGGCCAGCATATCCAGAGGCGCTAACGGGAGATGCTTCAGAATGCACTAAGCCAATGGACGCAGAATTGTTAGCTTTATCTCCAATGTTAACATTGAAATTTTGTGTACCACTAACATTATTAAAGAGATCTAAGCGAGAATTAGTCATCCTGATTGCAGTGGTATTGTTATATTTTAATTCTAGTGCATTATTGCAAATAATTTCAGAACCGCCTCTATTATTTGTTTCAAGTAGAATCTTTGATGTCTTATTGAGATCTCTGGATTTAACCCTTAGCGTACAGCTGTCTGCAATATTAAAGTCTGCGGTTGCCTCTGGGTTATATTCATTAATGTCAGATATGGCGAAAATATTCGTACTGTTATCTCTACCTAAGAAAAGGGAGTGCGCTGGGGTTTTGCCAGAATCAAGAATTGAAAAAGCCTTGATAGAAAAGCCAACATGTCCGGGAGTAGTATCAATAGAAAGTCTATTTTCGTATTCAATTTCAAATCCTGTGTAAGAGCCTTCAGCGTCAGGTCCAGAAGCGCCACTAAAAAACCTTTGAGATATAGTGGTGTTGTCTGTGTTTGAACACATGTAAGATGATATGATTTCGTCTGTGTTGTAAAAATTTATATTTCCAAACCCAAGCGTGTTATTTTCACCAGCAACCTTGTCTCCAAAGTACAAGTAATTATCCTTCATAGAGAAAAGATTTTCTCCAAAATCAACAGAGAATTCTGGGCCGGATATAACCTTGTCTGTCTTGACATAGTGACCAGATCCAAGGTCTAGGCTTATGTTAGATTTCCAGAAAACATCGTCTGGATTGTTCGTATCTAACAGAAAATCAAACACATCACCAGAATCAACATGAACTCTAAGCCCAGCGCCATTTACTTCTTCAAGGGAAAGGTATGGTATTAGATTGTTGTTGGTTGGCTCAAGGGCGTAATCATAAATTGAATAAGAACCACCGCCGTCAAGAGCGACTTCTGCTGGTTTGGCAGCAAGATTAAGAGTTTTATTTAAGTAGTAGGAGCTGTTTATGAATTCTGCATTTTGTATACTTGCAGATGTATTAATAACAAGATTGTCTGCATGAATAAAATCTAAAGGATTGCTTGAAGACCCTAAATTATATGAGCTAGGGGATTCTGGAACAAGGTCAAAATTGAAATAAACGTTGTCGCTGTTAGAAAATTTTCTAGTGTCAGATAAAAATACGTTGGAAGAATATAGGTTTGACCAGATTAACCCCGAAGAGCCAATGTCAAATGCGTCACCAACAGAAGGAGTAATAGAGCCACTAACTTGTAGCTTTGCATCACCAACTAAGTGGTTGGTGTTGATTGCCAATATGTTTTCCTGTAGATCGCCGCGCATGAGCGGCGTAAAGTTAGATCCATCAACGTCGTCGCAAAGAACTCCAGAATCAACCGGAGCAGAGCCTAAATAAAACTGATAACTATCTCCACCAGAAATATAGTATCCAGCACCATGACCAATTGATATATTGAAGCTGCCCTGCTTATTAGATGTAAGTCCAAAATTTCCAATTGAAACATTTCCAGAGCCAGACACATTCGCTGCTAAAGCGTCGTGACCGACAGCAACGTTGTCTGAGCCATAAATGTTAGTTCTTAAGGCTTGTGAGCCAAGCGCTGTATTTCTAGCGCCTCGAAAATTAAGCCTCAAAGCGGAATAGCCAAAAGCTGAATTATCTTCGCTTGTGTAGTTAGGAAAACCAATTCGCTCAATAGCTTGTTCGCCAAAGATCGAAGTTCTTACATCTCTTGTTTTAGCATTCTGAGAGTCTGTATTGATATCTTTGAATAGACTCGGTAAGGAATCTATTATATCTAAAAGATTATGTCTAACATGATATGGCGTGATAGATTCGCTGGCATTGTCCGCAAGCTCATTAATGATATTTTGTACCAGCTGATACTTGTCTAAAAGCATATCTTATATTCCTCATATGTTGGATTTACTGAATGCTTATTTCAAGCGCGTTGGTATCAAATTTTATACTGTCTCCAGCGTAAACATATCTAGGGTTATTAAGTTCTGCGTATAACAACAAGTTACCAGACTGATGAACATCAGAGTCCAGTATTGCAACTCCAGATACCCATCCCCAGTCTGTGGTAGCGGTATCAAATACTATCTGTTCAGAATTTTTGATAAAGCCATTTCCTTCATACATTTCATAGCCAGGATTAGACTCTCCACTAACAGTTACTGTTTGGGGGCCATAAAATGTCACTCCGGGAAATTCTGAAAATGTATATTCTAAAGCACTCTTTGCGTTGTTTAGGGCGTTTGTGTCATTGTTTGTAGCTGTAAGTTCAGATAAGTAGAGAGGATAGAAATATCCAGATGCTTCTACGTCTTCCGTAAAAACAGCAAATGCGGTAGCGTCATCATGACCAGTAGCATTCCACTTAGAGTCAGATGGACTTCCAAGGCTTTTTCTTTGGTAGTTTGTAGATGTTGTTATAGAACCAAGCAAAACGCTAGTTGGTAGCTCTGGAATTGATGCGCCAGTATCATTATCTTTGGCTACGTCGCTTGTTAATGCAATAGATATATTTGATGGCTTAGAAAACGAACCAGATCTAAAGAGGTGCGTCAATATCCCAGATTCTAAATAATCTGATAATGCAGTCATTTATATACTCCTAAGTAGGGCCGTCCTGATACAATATGTTGCATACGAAATAAGCCACCCCCGACCGAAGGTGGCTTTTTCGCATCGCAACAGGAAAGAGATACAAATGATTCTTAGAAAGAACCAAGAATAACTCTTCTGTTATCAAGAACGCCAAAGCCAAGCTCGGCCCAACCATAGTAGCCAGCGCGCTGCTGACGATGTAGGGTTGGATCTTCGAAGACTTGTAGCTGCTCCTTGACTGGCATTACAAAGCTATCATTTGATGACTGGTCAAGACCAACAACAAGTTCAGCATCGCTGCCTTCAACTGAACCACCAAGATCGCTCGTAAAGAACGACTGGTATTCCTGACCCTCACCTAGCTCGTCAAGATCATGAACGTTAACGCCAAAGATTCTTGTGAGAGGTGCGCCACCTTCTGGTGCTGTATAAATCTCACGACGAGTAACTTCGTCAACCTGATCAAGACCCCAGTTACGGATGTCTTCTAATGCTTCTGGTGAAACATAGAGATCAGTCAGGCGACCACGACCAACTGAGGCGGCATTACCGCCAGAGTTACGACGCATAACGGTCTGCATGAGTGAGACTAGTCTCTTTGTGAAGAGTCCAGCGGTGGCATCACCATCATAAACAAGAATGTTACGGTCAACACCAGCCGCAAGTAGCGTGTGCCATCCGTCATCATTCATCTTCTTAACGAAGCCAGCTTCCATGACCTGCATTGCGCGGCCAACGATATCCCAACGAGCTTCGCGGGCATAACGTAGAAGGTAATCTACAGATGATGCGATGCTATAGGTTGGGATCATCACGTAGTCGCCTTCAACCGAACGCTCTGGAATTCTACCATGACCCGGATTTGTATAAGCGACATGTTCGCCTTCAAGGCCGGGACTAATGAGATCAAGAGGGAACTCAGTGGTTGAGCCTGATTCTACGTTGATGGTTTCGAAAATGTTACCAAGAATGTTGCCGACAAGCACACCCTTACGAAGTGGTAACTCAAGAGCTTTCGCAAACTCTCTCTGTGCGGCTTGCGCCACATTTACGTCGGCATCCCCTGACTTACGTAGGAGAGCGATAAATTCATCACTAGGTCTTTCTGTAATAGGCATATTAATTTCTCCTTTTGTTATGATTTAAGTTCAGGGAAGGTTAACTTCGACTTTGGCATAGCCGTCAGCATCCTTAGCTGATAAGAATCGGCCTATAACAAGGTTGCTGTAGCTGTTAGCACTAACATTGGAAATCTTACCAGATTCAAGTTCTGAAAGGTAAGCAACGTCACCAACAGCTGGGGTAACGTTTGAATCGATAGCGTTAGTTACCACGTAACCTTTACGAAGAACTGTAACCTTGCCACCCTTTTGTACTTCATCTTTGTGCTGATTAAGATGGGTACGTGTCAGGTCTTTGTTAACAACGTCGTTAAGTAGAATACCGGCTGGAACACTACCAGCGTCACCGGCTTCTGCCTTGACGAGTGCGACACCCTGATCCATAGCAGCTCCGCTGCCAGTGCCGTCGTTCATTACTACGACATCGCCACGGGTAAGTACCGTGTCGCAGAAGAAACTAATATCTGTCTGAAGTTCAAATCTGTCTGATTTTAGAGCCATAGTTTAATCTCCTTGTTTCACTTGCTAAGTACGTTGGACTCAAGCCACTCTGCTACGCTAGCTCTTGTGGCCAATAACTCATCATTCTCGTCGGAAGCGTCTACTAGAGTGGCTTCAGATGTAGAAACTTCTTCTAGGATTTCTGCCACAGCTTCTTCTGAAACTGCTTTGGCTTCTTCCGTAGCTTCTGCTTCTGCTTCTTCTGCCTTCGGTTTTTCTTCTTCTGAAACATCTTCTTTCTTATACTTGTCGGCCATTTTCTTCATGGCGGCAATAACAGTTTCAAAAGATGTATCGTCTAACTCTTCGTATGAAGCGAGCGACTCTTCAGCTTCTTCAGCTTCTAAGCCAAGGTCGAGAAGCGCAGCCTTGCGAGCTTCCATCTTCTTTTCCTTCTTCATCTTCTTGAGTTCTTCCATTTTTTCCTTCATGTCTTCTTCGCTCTTGGCGATAGAATCCTGAAGCTCAGTAATGGAAGTTTCTTTTTCAGCAACAGAGGCTTCAAGAGCAGAAATAAGCTCGTCTTTTTCAGCGATTGTTGCCTCAAGCTTAGTGATAGATTCAACAGCTTCTTTTGAAGCTGCTGCTTCTACTTGTGAACGAAGAGCTTTATTTTCTTCTTGTGCAGATGCTAGCTCCGCTTTTAATTCTGCAAGCTGCTGCTCTAAAAGATTAGTCTCTGACATATCATTATCTCCTTTAGGAAAACTAGTTATAGTTATATCATCTAGCGAGAAAGCCCTACTAGCATCAAGAATGACACTTCTTGGGTTTGCTGGCTTAGACACAAGACCTTTGCCGGAAAAAGAAATTTCTTTTAAAGACCTTCCAATTTTATAGCCTTCATACTCACCAGTGCCACCGTAGGCTCTTAGATGTTTAGTTAAAAACGCAGAACCTTCGTTTCTCTCTAATAATTTGGCTTCTCCAGCTTCATTTATTAAAGCATAATCAAAACCAGCAAATAAACATTCCATAGACACGAACCATTTGCCTTCTTCAATTTCGGCAATAATTTGTGACATTCTTTCTCTATTTTCTGGATTTGTCCAGCTGTTATACAAAACAGCTTCCGTAACTATATCAAACTTGGATGGCATCTCTTCAGAATTGACTCTTTCTCCATCCTCGCCAACAATATAGCTACCAGTAATATGCCCAATAATATCATTTTCATCGTGCATAAAATTGAATTGTTTATCTTCTGGAGTAGATCTAGCAGCCCAAGTCTCCGAAGGATTAAAAACGTCATCGTTCTTATTCCAGCCGGTAGAAACTAAAACAGAAGTAATGTAATATAAATCGATCTGCTTTGGGTTGGCGCTAGCCTTTATTTTATTTACAACTTCAGAAGAAGTGACGGATGTATCTTTCGCAACATGTGCTGGCATACAATAAGCGATACTTGCACTTGTTTGTACAAGATCGGCTATACCGTCTTTGATTTCTTGTTTGTATATTTCCATTTAAACCTCTCAAAAAAACTATACACAAGATTGACAAAAAAGCGTATTATTGCATGTATTCTGATATCAAAATACCAATCGCGTGATTCTTGAAAGACTCAACTGACATTGTATTTATAGACACATTGTGAGCATGGAGCTTAATTTGAAGTGTTTTTGGAATGCCAGCATTAGATTTTAAAACAGAAAGAATATCACTCTCTGTAATATTACTTAATACGTCGATATTAAAAAATACCTCAAGCTTAAGGTTCTCAAGCTGATTAGCCTCAGACTTATTAAGCTGTCTGAGGTTTTTCTTTCCGACAGAACCAAGGAACGCCTTGTTAACGCAAGAGCCTATTTTTCCCCAAGCATTTTCAGACCAATCTAATAGTTCAGCAACTCCGGGTTTAGATCTCGGTGTATCGACTCTTTTTTTGCGTGGGCCTTCGTCTTTCTTGTTCTGTGGGCGACCGGCCTCCTTGATATCAAGCTTAGTTTGAGGCTGAGTTGTTGCATTTTTTTGTTTTAATTTCTCCTGCTTAATATTTAGCTGTCCTTGTTTATCCATTTTTTCAAGATCTTGCTGATGATTGGGATTATGGTAAGGACTAGCTTTTGGTGGACCAGAGTTTTCTCTTTTGTCGAGTTCTCTTTTAATTCTGATATTTTCAATCTGTGGAATTTCTTTGAATCTCTCAAGAAGCGTTTCGTGACTAATAATATCACGGTCTGCAAGTTGTATGAGAAGGTTCTTTTCGGCAGCTTCGTCTGATAATGTCATTTGATCAAACTGAATATGAGCCTTATATCTAAAGCCCATAGCTTGACGAACAAGTTCTATTTCTTTTTCCCAGAATCTAATTAGTTGGTCTCGACCGTATTGTAATCGCTCAACTAAAGTCTTTAGTGAAATGAAATTATTTGTAAAACCACCACCATTTGTAGCCATACCAGTAAGAGTTGGTGGGACACCTAGTCCAGCATAGATGCTATTCAACACGGAGGTATACTTCTCGGAACCTAGAAATTTATACACCTCGCTATGAGATTCTTGAAAAGATAGTTCTGGACCCCAAACGAGTTCCATAGTGCCACCACCAACGTTACTGGCAAGAATGTCTCTAAGCTTGTTAATAGCTGCTTTATTGGGTAAAATCTTATGCTCAAGACTGCCCAACGTCCACAATCTAATGTTAGATATAGCGCCATCTAAAGCTGAAAGATCAGCAAGTCGCATCTTCTCTAACATAATTATATCGTCTAATATGGCATAAATCATGGGGTTTGCCCATTGTCTCCAGTCGTCCTTTTTGTAATAGAACATACTAAGACGTTCTGGGTCTAGGGGTATATCTTTCTCTCCCCTTATTAAGCTTTGTTTTATTGCCGTGGGTAAAGTGTCTAGTACATGATTGGGGATATCACCAGCCTTGAATTTGTCAAAGAATGAATTCGTTGTAATTGTATAGTTCTGTAAACCCATGAATAAAGATAGGTTGCCATCTTTGTTTTTTACGGTCAAGGGGTTGAAGAAATTGTATCTCCAAGGTATTTCGTTGGGCGCAGCGGATGGTAACTCTACTTTGATATCAGAAGACAGAGCCTTCATATAATCCTTCAATTTAGGTGTTATTTGAGCGTAGCTGCGATAAATGATAACATTACCAGTTCTATAAAGATTGTTTAGAAATCTTTCTGAACGCTCTTTGCCATTAACGCTGCGGAACCATTGTTGGTAGAATTTTTCAACACTTTTGTCTCTATGAACAATCTGAATACCCTGACTCCCAAAGTCACCCATAAGATCGATAATATTTCTAATGATACCAACCT